CACTAATTCAAGCTAGGCGCGCCAGCATATTGCGCTAACAATCTTAACCGGTTCAACCCAGCAATCGCTTCTTCTTTAACAATTTGCTGTGGCGTCAATACAGACAATTCAAGAGGTTCATCATATTGCATGTTTTCCTCATCCGCCATGCGACATAATTCCTCCTTTGTCATCATGACTTTGTTCGGTTCTCGAACTACTATTGGCTCTCCACCCGATACTGTATCTTTGTACACCCAAAATCCGTTGTCATTAAAACCATATTTCATCGATTCATCTACGGAAAAACCACTCTGCCGACTAGCATATTGCTCAGCAAACTCAATAAAAGACTTTATCTCCTCAAACCGTGAATGTAACCTATAATCATTCATCATATTCGAATCATCCAAAGCTATCCTTATGCCAGCCGACGACACCTTAGCTACAAACGTCATTATCGACTTCTCTAAGTTGTCTAAATGCCAATATGGTTCGCGAATTGCATTTGCACCAGGCAAGTAACCAAATCTGCTAGATAACCATGATATTGACTCTTCGCCTTCTGGTAACTGCCCGTAACAATCTACAACTTTGACAATGTGAAATTTCGGTGCTGGTTCTCTTTTCACTGTATGCCCCAATGACTCCAGAGCTTGAGTGAAAAGACCACCTGACTTGCATATTTCATGCAATTTGTCATCAGACATATCCATTTTTAATTCTTCTACATCATCGTCACCCAACGATGCCTGCTTCTGAAAAGGATTCCATAGTGCTAAAGCAGATGATTCTACCCTCACATATCCGTCTGTAGATGACGTGTTTGCCCACCCTGAGAAAACTTGTCCCTCAAAAGTACGCTGTACTACGTCGCCCATTGGCATAACCAACACTGATTTCATCATTATCAAAGATCTAACAATGTATAATCCCCTGTCGGCATATCGATTTTCAATGCCCTGAACTCTCCTATTACCCATTAACTTCCATCCATTACTTCCAGAATTACACAAGAATGATCGACGCATTGCATCTCTTATTATTGATGTCCCTGCTACGCCTGCATCAAAGCCCTTTATATCACTCTGGAACAAATTGTCCCACATTGAAAAATCATCTACCAACGGGACAATCTGTGCCCTAGTGAAACCAACTCCGCATTTTGTCGGCAATTTTGGGTAATGTTCCACGTCTCGAGCGTTCTGTGGCTTGTACAACATATGATCTATAAGACTTCCTATATAATCTGGAAATTGGATGTTCCTAAATCTAAACGCTGATATCTTCTCAAACGAATGCATCTCATTTTTCAACGTTACATTTACGCCCAATGATATACAATTCATCACCAAGTCCAGTCCACTTGATTGCACCAGCCATTCCACTACTTTCCTCGCAGCTTTGTTTTCGTGATATGTGTGTATACATTCACCTAAATACATATGTACTGCAAGTGAACCTATCACAATAGGTTCCAAATGTGTTTTGTGATATTCCTTAACATGTGCTCGGTCTTGACTTACCAAAGTGTTCA